TCTTCAGCAAGTTCTGATCTTGACTGAATTGATTCCTTCATTGCACGATCAATTTCTTTGATGGCTTGTATCTGTTGTTGACTGTTAACACCATCTGGGAATTGTTCAGCAATACGCTTTTTAGCACTTTCAGCAAGTCTTTGTTCTTCAAGTTCAATGCCGCGTAGTTCTCTACGAAGTCCGGTTAATCCTTGTAGTTCTGCTTGATCTTTTTCTCTTTGCAGTCTATCACCAGCCGATGATTTGAAATCGTCAACAGTATCGGCTAGACGCTTTTGTTGGTCAGCAACTGATCTAGTTGTTTCTCCCATTGCTCGCATATAAGCATCATATTCTTGAATACTCATTGTGCCAGCATCTAGTTGTGCTTTTAGATCTGTTAGAGCCTGTTGTTTGAATCCATCCATGGCCAGTGTTTCTTCAACAGTGCTTTGTAGATTCTTTAGATAGTCACCATAAGCAAGAGTGCTATAGCCTGCTTCATTTAAACTCATGCCAAGAGCATCAAGTCCAGCCTTGAACTGTTCAATGGATATTGCACCCGAGTCAAACTGTGATTTTAGTTCTGCAAATGCTTCTACACTGTATTGTTGATCAAGTGTGGTCTGAGCAATTGTTTCTTGTAAATTTTTCCAGTAATCGGCATAGGTCTGTGTTTGTTCAGCAGCAATACCCAAGGATGAATTAACAGTTTCCAATGCAACATTATAAACTTCTTGACTGATAGCACCGTTTTTTAATGCAAGATCGAGATCTTCAAGAGCATACTTTGCCAATTCAGTTCTTTGGACTGCTTCTTCACTGTTGGCAATAAGATCAGCAAAGTAATTTCCTAGTGTCATTCCCTCGGTTTGTTGTCTTACTTTTTCAATTTCTATACCAAGAGCAGCATGGCGTTCTTCAGCCGCAGCAATTTCAGCATTGAGGTTAACATATTGTTCAGCACCAGTTCCAAGAGCAGCATTAAGAGCATCAATGTCTTCTTTTACTTGTTCTTGTTGAGCAATCAATCCATCTAGTTTACTAGTGCTCTCAGCGTTGGCATTTGCATATTCTTTTGTTCTAGCAATTACTTCTTCTAATGGTCCAAGTGCAGCCTTTCTTGCTTCTGCTTCGGCAGCAGCGGCTTCGGCTGCCTTTTTACTTTCTTCTTGTAATAGTTTTAATTCTGCAATTGCGGCTCTTAGAGCATCTAGTCTAACTTGATCTTCTTCGAATACCATATTGCCAGTGAATAGATTCATCAAGCCTTGGAAGTTTTCAAGATCGTAGTTTAATTCTTTTAAGGCAGCACTGTAACTATAGGTTCCGTCACGGGCTTTTTCTAAAATAGTAACGCTGTCTTCATCAAAAATTGCTGGTGTGGTTCCAGCAATTTCTTGTAGGGTTCTTGTAAGACCTTCTAAAGATCCTGCATAGGCATCTGTTAAACCAGTTACGTCAGATAGTTCAGCAGCGGCATCAACGAAGGCTGTGGAAAGTGCCGTTTCAAGTTCAGCAATAGTAGGTTGCATTGCTTCAAAACTGGCTTGTAGACTGGTGCTGGCGTTCAACATTTTCAAGAACACTGGAGCAGTTAATTCACCTGAACTGGCCATTGCTTTTAGTTCTGCTGAAGTCATGCCAGCATCACTGGCAACCTTTGCCATACTTGTGCCCATTGCTTCCATCAATGAACGGAATTCATCACCTTGTAGTGTTCCACTGGCCATTGCTTGACCAAATTGGTAGATAGCAGCATCAGCAGTAGCAGCATCAGCACCAGCAGCCTTTAGAGCAATTTGGAAGTTGGTTAAACTTTCTACAACGCCTTCTTGTGTTAGACCAAGACTTGAACTTGACGCTTGCAGTTTTGAGAAAAGGTCAACAGTAGCACCAAACTCGGTTCTGTTGGCCGCAGCAACACCTCTAAGAGTTTCAAATGTCTTCGCAAGGTCTTGTTGAGCAATACCAGCAGCCAACAGTTTGTTTTCATATTGTGTAATTTGATTACTAGCATCAATTAAAGTCTTGCCAAAGTTAACCACTGCTCCAACGCTCAAGGCAGCAGTTAATCCACCCAATGCACCTTTAAGTCCAGTAAGTGCTGTGGTAGCACCTTTGGTATCTATATCTAAAACATAACGGTCTCTAATTGTTGCCATTTTATTATCCTAATATTTTTCTTACCAAACGCCGAATATGAGCAATGGTAGGTTTGGTCATGCCCTCAGGTGCTTGACGACTGTAACCCTCATTCAATCTATTTGCATATGGATAATCACCTGTTATGGTTCCGCCAGTTTCGGTCGAATCATAATCAGTATTTTTCCTTGCATTACCAGATTTTATTGGAGTTGTTTTTCGAAAGAATTGGTATGCGTCAGGTGGAACAGATCCAAGCCTTTTTAACTTTGCTTGTATATCTGGCGATATTCTGTTACTTGTCTGACGCAATGCCATTTACTTGTTCCTTACCGTGTTGAGCATTGATTGCATTTCTTCCGCTGTTAAGTCGTTTGAAATTTTACCTTCGCTCTTGTCCTTGTGTTTTCGATTCAACCAGTTTTCATAAGCAATAGCCATTTGTGCTATTTGCAAATCAATACTACTCCCAGACTCGACGATTTCACTGGGTAATTTGCCATAACGTTTTGCAACAAAATCCAGTGTAAGCCACGCATTTATGCTTGGCGTTATTTTTCTAAAGTCTGGGTTTGCAGGTTTCCCAACTGCTTGATGACCTCCGTAACAATACTCATTAATAGATCGCTGGGTAGGATTTCACCTGCCTCAACAATCGGTGTTCCATCTTCGTCGTAGATCATGTCTTTCACAACCCGGCTCATGGTTATAAAATCCTGTTCTTCAACGTTCATTAATTTAAAATAGGTGTCGATCTCATAACGATCATACATCCAAAATTCAACTGGTTCGCCATACTTTTTAACAATCTTTTCGTTGTCAACTGTGGCCCGTATCAATTGTGGTTTCTTTGAAAGTGCTTTAAGTTTCATCTTTTAATCCTTTTTTCTATCGATCAACTTGTGTGCCAACATGAGAATAAATTGTATTCTCTTTTGGACTTTTTCAATATCGGCTCTAGCATCCTTGGTTTCCGCTGTTGCCTTAGCAGCCTCTGCTACTATACTTTGATAAATCTCTTCATCTGTCTTTGAATCTATTAAATCAGTCATCTTTAAATCCTGTCGTTAATATATTTAGCGGGATATAAAAAAAGGCTGCCGAAACAGCCTTTTTTCATTCGCCTTAAGCCCTCACGCCCTTATGCGACTGTGTAGTCACCTGTTACAGTGATAGTGATTGGTGATACCCAAACTGGTGCGTCAGCACTAACAGTTGGAGCAAGACCAGTTACATAGCCCACGCCTGAGATTGTTTTACCGGTAGCAGCGGCCGAAGTGTCGCCTAGGTAAAGTTCAAACTCAACTAAAGTCTTGTCTGTTGAAAGACCAAAGATACCTTCTTTTTCAGCAGTGCCAGCAGTAGCCGAACTCTTTCCGAAGAAAGCATCTTGATCAAGAACAAGGTTCATTGATAGTGAGTTGGTTGCAGTAGTTGCAATTTGTAGTTTAGAACCCGAGTCTAATTGGGTCCAAGTAAAAACGTCATTCGCAGCATTTACAGTAACATCTTGTAGTGCTGGAACAGTGTAACCTGTGTCTGAACCGTTTGAAGCAATGCTTAATTTAAGAGTTGCTTGAACGCCTGAAACACCTGGTGCTGGATAAATGTATGCCATTGTGTTTTGTTCCTTTATCTAATTTTGGTATACGAGTAATCTATTTGAGTCACAAGTAAGTCATTTTCTACACTAGTAGATACTGTTGCCTCGCGGCTGTTGTATCCTTGTGTAACATTGATATCCTTTGCGAATATCAACTGACCTACCAATGAATCATAGTTATTGGGTAATAGTTTAGCATCGTTGCTGAAGTAAACAGTTACTGATGTTGTATATGTATGGATATCCAATCCTCCCAAAGTTGAGATTAGTGGAGTCTCCGCATATTGATTTACATCTACATAAATCCTTTTGGGATTCTTAAGATATAATGGAGTGCCTGATTCTACTCTTGGAACTTCATCACTTACAGTGTAAGAACCTAAGTTTAAAGCACGAATGTAATCAAGCACTTCCTGTCTCATCTGACCCTCTTAAGGTTGATATTTCCTGGTTGTTTCTCTGCACTAGAAATAGTTCCATTGCCCGAAAAGTCATACCAATCACCAGCAGTCAGTAATTCTATAAGAAGACTTTCTGCTTTATTAGTGTAGTATCCCATCTTTTCTACTTCAGCGTTTCTTTCTTCGCCAAAGTCTGCAATCAATGGTAGGATATACTCACTCATTGCAGTGTAAACACATAGGTCAGCAAAATCATTCTGTCTAGCAGCAATCTTGTCTGGATCCAATGCTGGGATATCAGCAACTGTGTTGATGGGTGTGCCACTTACATCTCTACGGATATAATAACTCACCCACCAATCACTTGCACGAATCTTTGCGAGTATTCGCTCAGTTGCTCTAATTAAAAGAGGTTCGACAACATCATCAGTAAGGCTTTCATTGTTATCAAACAGGCGTTGATCTCTCGCAGCCAAGTCTGAATACTCTGCAAAACTAATTACGGTATTATTTTCAATTATGAAAGCCATACTGTTACCTCTCCGGATTAGTCGCTAGCACTACCTACGATTTTTACACCGTGGCTGTTGATAAGGATGTTCTGACCTGAAACAGCAGTCATCATAACGTCAGTGCTGCGTTCTGCGGCTTGACGCTGTGTTTCCATGCTGATTCCACCACGCATTGCGTGACCCAGTGCTGAAGCAGCAAACACTGCACCAACCATGTTCAATTCGCTGTCAGCATCGGTATCAAGATCGCTCTTTACTAGGCTTGATTCGAAGATCGAGCATCCGCCTAAGGTGCCAATGAAGCCACGCTCTAGAACAGCAGAACCCAGTGCAGCAGCAGTTGCTACTGTTCCACCAGCGTTGTAAAGTGCTTTCTTAAGTTGTAGTGCTTGACGAGGACCAACAACTGCGAACAGTGGGCCAGTTACCTTAGCAGCACGTAGAGTTGCAACTGCTTCGAACACGTTGTCTACGCTGATTGCCGAATCTTGTGTTCCAACGCTTGCTGAGAAACTGTTGAACAGAGCGAACACGTCTGTGTCCATCTTTTCAGCAATTGCACGACCTGCTTGACCACCAAGGTCAGCAATAACGTCACGCTGTGCTGAATCACGTAGGAAGTCTGTTACTTTGAAGTAGGTTCCGATTTCACTTAGAGTGATATCAACTGAACTTGTGCCAGTATCAGCAGCACTTGGTGCAGTTCCTTCAGTTAGAGCCACAGCACTTACGCTTGCGTAAACTGGAACTTGAAGAACTTTACCAGCGTTTGCTGGGAAGTCGAAAGTAGTTACTAATTGACGAGCAATTGACTGCTCGTATGCTTGGAATTGTGCTTCAGCAAGAAGGGCTGTAAACAATTCACTGTTGATTGAAGTAGTATTAGCCATTTATTAAGTCTCCTGGATTATAAGGCATTAAACGAGGCCGTTTGCCTTGGCCTCTTTGTATCGTTGTCTATGGGCAGGATTCTTCATATCCAAACTTGCAAGATCAAATTCAACCTTGACAGTATTTCCAGCATTTGACTTGGTATTTGTTGTTGAACTACCAGGCATTACAAAATGTGGATTTGTGTCTAAAAATTCTTTTACTAAATCATCAACTCCTAATGGAGTTCCTGCATCGGAATAACGAACCACGCCCTTTGAGTCTACCACTTCAACTTCGCCTTCGACGCCAAGTCTTACATTAGTAGCCAACAAACTCTTAACCTGCTCAGGATTAACTGAACGGTATTTGCTTGCTGCATTTAACAAAGGTGTATTCACTCGGTATTCCTTAATGATTTGATCTCTTTTTTGGATTTCCGCATCCTTTTTAGCAGCGAAATCTTGTAGAACTTTATCAAACTCACCACGCTTTACGGCTTCTTCTTGTTTCTGCTTTTCTGCGTTGGTTTTTAATTGCTTGAGTTCGTTCAAATCCCCTAATTCACTAAACTGCTTTTCATATTTGGTTCTCATACGAGCCATCATAGCATCTAGTTCTTTTTGGGTATAAGTTTTCTCTGCTGTTGCCTGATTATCAGTTTGAAGGTCTGTTGCATCAGTTGCATCACCTGTAGCCAATGAATTGTCTGTCATTGTGGCATCACTCCCTTTATGGATTATATAGTTTATTTACCAATAATGTATAAAACACCGTCGATAATGATTACTTTCCGTAACCTTTGCCTTTACGTTTAGTTGTTTTTTTCATTGTTGTTTCCTTTACTTTTTCTTTGTGGTTTTTTTGTATCCTGAAGCGTAGATGGCTCTACCCTGACTCGCGGCTTGTGCTTTGGTCGGATAAAGTTTACCACTAGACCCCCATTTATAACCACCCGCAGTTTTACGCACTGGCATTCTGATTCTCCTTTACAGGCACAAATAGATGACGACAATTGTATCCCCCTCTCACAATAAAAGGATTGCCTGGGGCTTTGCCACCCCAACTCTGAGTTCGCCATATCCGTTCTATTTCTTTACGAGTATAGATTCGATTATTATGGCTTGCACAGAATCCTCTAGTGGTTTGGATTATACCACCTGCGTAGCGGAATTTCAGTGTTGGATCTATGCGGGCTCTTATCAAAGTAAAAGCACCGTCAAAGTTTCTAATTAAAGTTCTAAAGGTTTGAGCAATACGCTTAATACTAACTTCTATTGACTTTCTTAGATCTCTTAATATTGTTGGGACAGCAGCACCAGCAATGGCAGCAATTGCAAGAGTTTGGATTATGCTTTGTTGTTCATTTTCCACTTGGTTCAACACTGCGGCAACTGTTTCTGCTTGCAGTGCAGAGATTGTTGAGGCTTCTTCGGGTGAACTTGCAGCGGAGAGCACGTCCGAATTCATTTCACGATTACTAGCCGCAATCGTGTTTAGAGTGCCGGCTTGCTCTCTAATCCATTGCTTTAGTGGAAAAAACAAGGCTAGGATTGCAGTTCTGTCTGGTCGAGGATTCTCTGCTAATCCTGCAAATATATCTCGATACAAAGGCTCAATTCCACGAGCAAAACTTTTTACAGTCCTTTCAATTAGTGCATCGTGTTGATTGATACCCTCTTGAGTTGCCATTAGATGTGGACCCAACCTTGAGCAGCAAGTCTAGTGTGGTCTGCCTCAGTCTTTGCAATCTCCATAGCACCCGATTCTGGATCCATCATTATGTGGACTTCAAAACCTTCATCCTCTGATTCCATTTCATCTTCCATCTCATCCTCAGGACTCATTTCATCTTCAGCGTAACCCTCAACTGCCGATTCCATTGAGCCCACAGGTGCTAAATCAATTTCACGTTCAATTTGTGCTTGAACGTCATCATCTGAACTGATTGCAACTTTTGCAATTGATTTTTGCAATTCACGCTTAAATGTTTCACTGCCTACATTTGCAGTTTGTGCAGTGAGATAACGATCAAGGTCTTGACGATTGTCACGAATGTTGAAACTGTCTGGATAATCAACCATGCCATCCCATTCAGTGTTCATATACATAGCCCATAGGTTCCAGATTTGTTCTTCTGTTAATTCAAGAGCATCACCTTTGTCTGATAGACGTGCATTTAACAGACTAAACTCAGTTTCAAGGGCTACGCCACTTACGGTTCTACTTTCAGTTGCTCTTACGGCTCCGGTATTTGCCATCTTGTCTATACTCTCAATAGTCTCTCTAATAGTTGCAAGAATCTTTTCTACGGCCGCACCCGAATATTCAAGAAGGTAAGGTTTCAAACCTGGATCGATGTTTTCTGGCATGTGGATGATTGCACCCGAACCTGTGCCAGCAATTGTGTCTGGAGTCTTTACTAGACTTGGATGTGTATCCATTCTAATGCTTTGATCAATTTCACTGGTAGCATTGTAGATAAACTTTTGTGCATCAGCAATGTCAGCAATATCGCTTACACCGATACCACGCATAATCGATCTCTTGTTGTAGGAAATAACAGCAGGAATAAAGCCCAGTCCATTGGGCTCATCAGTCTTCTTAAAACTAATGCTGTTCTCATCAATTACGGCAGTGGTGATAGTGGTTTTGGTCCATTCCTTGACCACAGTTACATCACCATTGACTTCTTCAATGTATTTGAAATAGGTTAATTCATAACGTCCATTGGGATTGCGACTCCATTCCCAGTCCAACACTGTTAAGGGAGTTAACAGACTCACGTATGGTCTAACACCAGCAGCCAATTCATCTGCTCTAGTAGCAGCACCTACATTGGGCTTTACAACCAATACCCAAGTATGACCAAATATACTATTGTAGGTTGCAACGTCTTTCATAAACGCATTGAAACTGCGACCGTCTAGGTCAGCATCCCAAAGGAAGTCTTCTAATTCTGGAAATCTTGCTAGGTTACCATATTCACGCTTGGGTGGATTGCGGAACAAGAAACTGTTGTAAACACTGATAACACTGGCACAGTGATTTTGCAGGGGAGTTGTTTCAAGACGATTCTCATATTCAGCGTCAGTCTCAAGTTGGTAGCGGACCAGGTGTCCGGCACGACGATATTCATCGCCACCAACGAAACTTTCTAATAGGTATCTCCACTGTCTTTTGTAGGTATTGTAAAGATCATTTGACGAGAGATACTTATCAATCTCGCTCTTAATGGTTTGTATAGCGTCCATTGGCGTCTGTTCCTTTGTGATTGCAATCTAATATATTTATTCTGTTTGGTTCTAAACCAGTTCAAAACACCTGGATTTACGCCAAAGCAACGCCCCAGCGTGTGGGTTGAACACGATCTGGATCTACGCTTCGACGAATGGGCCACAGGTATGCAATTTTATAACTGAGGGCATCAAACATATGGTCATAGCCTGAGTCTTTGTCTGGCACCTGTGTGCCTTCTTTGTAGGTGTATTTCTCAAGACTTTCAATGGTGTGCCGGCAGCGTGGACTTACAAACAAATGCAAATTACCATCCGCTGTTCTAAAACGTGCATTGATAGCATTGATTCTATCTTTAACTGGGTCATGCTTGTTTGGACTCTTGACTATGAATCCAGCATTGCTTAAAATAATATGATCTGTCTTTCCGCTGCTGGAGGTTTGACGTCTTGAACCCGATGGGTCTGGATAAACAAATACCTTGCTGCGTGGATACCTATGTCTAACTTCTTCAACCAGTTCATCAGTGTTGCTGCCGGAGATTGAGATTTCATCTATAATATACATGTCATCGCCCGACCGAACACCAACTGTAGCCGAGATAGGATTAACGTTGAAGTCCAATCCAACATGTATTATACTGACATCTGGGTTCTTCAATTCTTTTACATTGGTTTCTCTATCAAAGTTCCAAGCAATTCTATTCTCATAGGTTTCAAATGTGGCCAAGAACTCCTGTCTAAACTGACGTTCACTCATGTCAGATCTAGCAGCCTCAACTTCTTCAGGACGAACAAATCCGCCATCTACTGTGGTGTATTGCCAACTGGCCCATTGGTCTGGATAGGTTTGTTTTTGATTGTAAAGGTCAAACAACCAATTGCCCTTGCCCTTGGGTGTTCCAATAAACATTGCATGTCCTTGTTGGTCTGCCAATGCAGGTCTAACAATCTCTGGCCAAAGGTCTGGATCAACATCAGCAGCCTCATCTATTACACAGTAGTAGAGACTGACACCACGCAGGCTGTCTGGATTCTCTGCACCTTTTAAACTGATTTGACTGCCATTCTTCAACAGTATTGTCAGTTCCGATTCGTTGATCTTCTTAACCCAACGCAGGTCCAACAGTCTTCTCTTTAAAGGTTTCCACACAATCATCTTGGCAGCACGATAACTTGAAGTAATGTAGAACACTTCTTTGTTGGGTATTCTTGCATAGTAACACAACTGTCTAATCGCAAGATAGGTTTTCCCGAATCTAACGACGCCCAGCGACAACGACTTTAAATCGTTTGTCTGACTGGGCGATACTCTCCTGTGGTTTTGATA